AGCACCACCATTTGCGGCCAATGCCATGCCACCGCTAAGGTTGTTGGATGCCGATTGCCAGGTTGCTGTCACATCACCGGCAGCAACCATCACATAGGACAGAACCCGAATTCGTTTCCCAGTCACGGCAGCTACAACCGTGTTTGAGCCGGAACTGGATGCGCTAATTGCTGCGTACTTCATCGGGATACTACCCTCAACATCCGCTGATATGGACCGGCAAGACTTTGTTTGGCCTTCATCAGACCGTCCAGGCGACTGGTCAGGATTTGAAGGTAATCACCCCAGCTTACGGATTGACCGTCAACCGTGTAATTCGGTTTCGGATTGACCGTAGCCTCCTTGATGGCAGCGGCAAGGTTGTCGATTGCGGAGCTAATATCATCCGCTGCTGCCATTACTTCGCCTCCACGGGGCGTGATTCGTGCAACTGGTATCGGATACGGTATTCGCTCTTGGCCTGTTCTTTGCTATAGGCCTTGATAAACGCCCGTGGGAGTCCCATTCCTGAGACTTCCCACAGGCGATTAACAGGCTGTTGCTGTTGAGGCTGTTGCTTTTGCTGGGTGGGTTGCATCAGCGTCTACCTCAATTAAGCGTTGTTGTTCTTGACGGTGTGCCAAGGACTCCAGACGCTGGGGATACCCCGCTCGTTGGCGAAGTAGGTGGCCACAATGCCCCGATCCAGCATCTCGTACTGGTTCGGCGCGGCCTGGGTCACGGTCAGCGGGAAGTTCTGCATATACTTGAAGGACTTCCCAGCCTCCATCATGAACCACAGACCATCGGTGTTGGCCTGGTTCAGGTTCAGACCATCCGATGCCAGGCAACGCTGCTCGATCAGCGGGCTGGACAGGATCGTGAACTGTCCAGAGTAAGGATTGCCGGTCGAGGAGGCGACATTCAAGCTCACCGCGCTGGACTGGGTTGCCCCAGGAGCGGTGCGAAGCTCCGTGCCGGAAGCACCCAAGATCAGCTGGGCGGTTGCCAGACGCGCCGGGTTCACCAGGACGGTGTTCGGCGTGATCAGCAGACGCTTGCCGGTATGGGGGTCTTCCATGCGGCTGAACAGGAGGCTGGCAGACTGGATCGAGGTCCAATCCACCAACTGGTTGGTGTGGGCGTTGAGATAGCCCAAGGTGCGGCTGGTCTGGTAGGTGTTGTAACCAGTCCCGTTGTAGATGAACGGGTTGGTCACACCCAGAACCGCGTCGATGACTTCCAGTTCCTTGCGGTAGGCGAGTTCTTCGCCAACGCTGGATGCCATCTGGAGAACCTGGCCGGTCAGATCGAAGAAGACGGTCTCCTTCAGAACATCAATAGCCAGAGCGTTCTCACGGGTTTCGGGAGTGGTGATCCACCTCTCACCGAATTGGGCGCGGGTGTGGGTCTCACCGGGGGCGCGTTTCTTGGCGCGGTCACCGATGTTCTGCACCCCGATCACCTTCTGACCGTTGAGCTTCGTGGACTCAACAGGCATCAGACGGTCGGCAATCAAGGCAGGGTTCTGGAAAGCTTCCAGAATCTTGACCTCGACCAGGCCACCGACGATGCTGGTGAAGGTGTTGATGTTGAGGAACGCGCTGGGATCGAGGCCGAAACCAGTCGCCTCAACCAAGGCCCGCTTGTCGCCAGCGTAGCCATTCGCTTCCATCATGGAACGGGCAGCGGTGTACTGGCCCATTGCACGGGAATCGGGGCTGAAAAGCTGCCGCCAGCTAGGCCCGATGATCGCCTCGGCCAGTTCCTGAAGGCTGAAGTTTTCGGGACGCAAGGCCCGATCCTTCAACACCAGATTCCCGGCGAAGTCGCGGTTCTCGTTGCCGTCCTTGTCGCAAAGGCCAAGACCCTGGCGCATTTCGGTCAGGAAACGCCAGCGACCATTGGTCTCCTTGGAGCGGGACTCAAACAGGTCACGAAGCTTGATCACATTCATTGCTCTGGTTCTCCCTTATTGGTTCGTGTTAGACGGAGGTGGTGTTGTTGTAGTCAGCGAAGTTGTAGGGCGACCACCGCCCGATCAACCTGACGCGAACCTTGGTGGTGTTGCTGGCATAACGCTCCACCACATAACCCAGGGCCTCACCGGCATCGGTGGTCTTCACCAGGGATTGGCTAGCCACATTCCCGGCCCCGGCAGCGGCGGTCACCGAAGCGGCAACCAGATCGCCAGGCTCGAAAGTGGCAGCGGCGCAATCAGCCTCGTAAAGAGCATCGGGGGTGAAGGTGATGCCCTCGCCGTTGAAGGCGGGATAACCACCGGAAGTGTCGGCGGCAAGCTTGCCATGCAGGGCCACTCCAGCGAAGACGGCGCGGATGGCAGCTTGGTCGGTGTTAACCGTGCCGGTTGCCACATACTGGTCGAAGGGTTTCAGCACCTTGTTGGTGGTGTCCCAGAACAGCAGATCACCAACGCTGATAGCGGTGGATGCCGCGCTCGGGAGGTTCATCACGGTATCGGAAGCTGGCTTGTACAGCTTCGATCCACCAAAAGCAGTTCCCATCGTCTATACCCCTTTCGTAATTAGTTTGCCAACCAACGGAACAAGGAATCACCTTCGGGAAACTTCTTGCTACCCTCTTTCGACTCCTGGAAGGTAGCCTGGGTGGGTGAGCATTTCGGTTTCGCGGCGAGATTCGCAGCGGCAATCCGCTTGATCTGCCGCTCCAAGGACTCCGGGTTAAGACCACCAAGGTCTTGAACCAGAGACTCTTCAAACTCGACTCCGTTGGACTCGCAAAGAGTACGGATGGCATCCTTGGTCTTGTAGTGTGCGAGTTCGGCTGAAGGATCGATGGATTCCTTCATGGCTTTCTTTTCTTCTTCCTCGTCGGACATATCCTCGTCCGGCTTTTCCTCATCCATCGATTCCATCTTTGCGCCGCACTTCTCGCACATCTTGGCCGAAGCACCTTCTTCGACCTTTACTTCCTCGCTCTCCGCTACGGGAGTTTCCTCAACTTTGGCTTCTTCCTGGACGCTCTCTTGCGCTTCCATGTCATAATCCCCTGCTTCACCAGTTAAAATGGCAACAATTTCATCCGCTTTCTTGTCATCGGGCGTGTCGTTCTTGGTCAGAATCTGCATGATCATCTGGTGCATTTCCTTCGCATCTTCAGATTCGTCATCAGATTCCTTCAGAGTCCCGGTCGGCTTTTTCGCCCCCTTGGACTTGGCTTTCACGAATTTCCGTTTCGCGCCAGGAGCCTGTCTTTTGCTCTTGTAACGAACTCGATTTCCCGCCGCTTCTTCTGTTTCCTGCTCACTTGGCGATTGCGATTCCGTAAGCGATTTAGTTGTTGCCGGGTCTGCAACGAGATCGACATGGCGAACCTCGGTGATCCTGGAAACCACAAAAATGTCGTTCTTGTCCACCGTGCCCTCACCCTGGGCGTTGTGGCTCATGCCGAATACATCGTTCATCTCTTCCCTCTCTGCCGCCTCGCAAACCGAATCGGCCAGGGGATGATTCTTGAGGTAAAGGAGATCGCCGTAGATTCCCTCACTCTCCACGAAGCGGACATTGATGAATTTCCCGAAACGGTCATGGCTCGACCTCTGCTGGGTCGGACCTTTTTCCGGGTGATCAATGTTGACCTTGATCCCCTCATACAGGGGAACCGCTTCCTTGAGTGCTTCCGGCAGATACCGGCGACCATTCTGGGAGTTGAACCCGATGATCTTCACACCCTTGATGATACCCTTATCTCGGTCAACAACGAGCTTTTTCCCAGCCTGGATTGCTCCAAACTGGAAGATGCCCTGCAACTCTTCGACCAATAATTGGGTACTTTGCATATCGCTATAATCTTCGCTTGACAGAATCTGTCAAGTCCCCCCTATCACCTTTTTTGCTTTTTTGATCCTTGCCGCTCGTTTCTGGGGCGTTTCAGCCAGCAACTGTTTCTCGTCAAGAAGCATTCCCGTGACGGGGTCTAGCATACTCGCCCACTCTAGTTTTTCACCTTTTCGCAGTCTTTTCGTAGCTGCGTTGTACCTGCGGACCCCGATAGCCATGATCTTCCTGTCCTTGGAACTGGTCGAAAACCATTCATTGAAAATCTTGGCATTGGGAATGATCCGCCCCTTGAAATCAAAAAACTTCTTGGCATCCAGGGACATGATCGGTGTCAACCAACACCGGCAGTTGTACGCCATCGAGCCATCCGCCTCTAGTGGCGGGTTGGGCATCTGATCAAACCCAGGATTGTCATAACGGGGTTTCTTGTAATAAATCGTGCCATTCCTGGCGCGGTGGGCTGGGCGGATGCGCTCGTCCAGAATGCCATGAACCTGGAAACCAACCAAATCCTTTGGCAAGGACTCGTAAGCAATCTTGCCGGTTTTTCCTATCAATTCGGACATGGATGTTCTGGCAATCGTGTATGCGTTATTACGCATTGCCCTGAAATATTGTTCCAACAAGTTTTGTCTTTTTGCCACATCAGTCTGGAGCGAAACAATTGCCGCCATCGTGGACGGGTTCATCCCGCTCTTCTGCATCTTCTTTAGTAGCCTATCTGCTACACGCTGATTAGCCACAATCTTCAAGATGATATTCTTGGGAACACCAGGGAACAGGGTTTTGTTTATCGTCCGCTTCGCCTCCAGCATGGAATACCTTTCCAAGGTGGAGGTGAAGATTCTTCCCATGTTTCGCAGATAAACCGATGCAAGTGATTCGATTCGCTTTTCCACGAAGGATGCGAATTCTGAAAATCCGATCTCGATGTTGTAGGCGATATGCTTCGGACTTTTCAGGTTTTCATCAACCAATGAAAATCGCAGTCTGCGTGAAATGATCCCCATAGTCTGCCGTGCAATGCGGTTGATCGAATATTGGACTTCAATATGTTGAATCCCAATAAGCGATGCCAATTCCGCATTGAACCGGCGCGTCCTTAAATCCATTACTTGCCCTTCTTGTCGGCGGCATCCATCTGGTTGGCCACCTTCTTGGCCCAAGACCATCCGGCATCACCGCCCCACAAAAGCCAGGCGATATAGCCATTGGAATCCTTGCCCCAGCCTTCGCCTTTCTTGTCCACTTCATGGCGGGCAAAGAAGGAGGTCATGCGCTTGATCGTGGAAGGCGACATTTCCTTGCCATTGGACAAGTCACGGGCGCGGGCGATGCCAACCGCAGTTCCGCCCCTGCCATACTTTTTACGCAACTCCAGACCCCGCTTTGCTGCGGCGCGAACCGATGCCGGTGGAGTGAAGTTGATCTTGTCGTACTTGCCCTCTTGCAGGGATTCAGCCACCAGTTGATCTTCTGGTTCCGGCGTTTTCTGCAAATCCTTGTCCACCCCGGTCGGCAATTCTTTGACAGGATTCATGCCTCCGGCAGCACGGGGCGGAACCTTCTGCGAACCAGCTAATGACTCGGGGAAGAGGTCGGCAATATTTGACTCGTCCATGAGGGGGAAGGCGGCGCGGGCAATTGCTCGGCCAACATCCACGGGAATCTGACCAGTCGCAACCCGCATGACGATGGCGGTGAGATTCTCGATCTGGAGACCGTTGAGGGCAGAATCCGAAATCTGCTGCTCGGTCTCGCCGGGAGCCAACTCGTCCGGCATGAGTTCTTGCATCTTCTGGATGTTGTGCTGCTCTTGCTCGAAGTCGAGACCGCGCTCCTGGGCGATGGTCTGAACGGACTTGGCCCCGATGTTGTAATAAATCTGATCCGCCTGGGAATCGGCAATCCTGTCCCTAGCCTCGACTGCGGGCGGGGTAATGATGATCTCTACTTGGTCGAGGACATTGATGGGGAGGCGACCCATTTCTGCGGCATGGCGGATCACCCTGGTGATGATCCTCAAGAAGTGGCGGCGATAGAAAGCCTGCAACCGGACGCAATTGCGGAGGAATGGCGATTCGGCAGTCAGGCTGGATGCGTAGTTGGCCCCGGAGATGTTTGCGCTGGAAAGCCATTCTGGGGCGTTGTGGCGGTTGCCAGCG